CGGTTAAAGCTGAAAACTGGCTTCCGCAGCGCCGCGACCGGTTAATTATTATTGGTTCAAAACGTAATTTTAATTGGCGAGAACCGGAGCCAGGGAAAAAGATTAAACTCAAAGATATTCTTGAAAGCAATCCTAATATCAAATTAACAGAAAGTGTATACACAAGATTGAACGGAGGATATAGGGATTTACCAATTATATCAGATCCCGAAAAAGATGATATAGCTCCGACTTGTGTAGCTCATTATGCAAAGGACAGAAGCACACGACTTGTGAAAGATAAATCTTTCCCTGGTGGGATAAGACCTTATACTGTACGGGAATATGCTCGACTGCAAGGAGTTCCAGACTCATATAAACTATCCGGTACAGAAAATCAGCAATACTCAATGATCGGTGACGGTGTAGCAGTTCCGGTTGGACAATGGGCTGCAAAAGAATTAAACAGATATTTCCGTATTCAAGACATTTTAAAATAATTCCGCACTCAAAGAAATAATACTATTAGCATATACATTATTTTAGTATATGCTAAAATAACCATGAAACAATTTAATACATCTCACTTTGTATCGCTTGCCGAGAAGCCCCTCCTTCTTCTCGGCATCCATACTATTGATTTTCGTTACGATTACGAAGCGTTATGTAATGAACTCGCAGCACTGGAAAAGAAAAACTACAAAGCATATTTAAAACAGGTCGCAAGAGTCGCAGATGATGACTTCTTTTTCTTCATGTGGTATGTGCTTGATTTACCAATATTTCACCCGTACCAACTCGCCCGATGTTATGAAGTTCAAGACAATATCGACGAAAAATACCTTTATATCTCAGAAGGACGGGATCACTGGAAGTCAGTTAGGCATACAATAGCATTCCCCATATGGGAAACAATCCACGATGCAGACCAAACATTCGCTATACTTAGTTTCCAAAGAGATAAATCTCTTGGACAGTTAATGTCAATAAAACAGATTTTAGAATCAAATCCGATGCTACACCTACTCTGGCCTGATATCTTCCATGAGAAAAAACAACATGCTACAAAGTGGAATATTTACAGCGGATTGTTTGTAAATCGAGAAAGCACTGTAAAAGAAGGCACATATACAGCATGGGGATTAGTAGAAAACTCTCCCGTATCAAATCACTTTGATTGGCTTCTTGTAGATGATCCGGTCACACTTGATAACACCGCAACAACAGACCAGATTGAAAAGGTTCGTAAAGCCTATAAGATGATGGCTGGCTATGGGACTGATCGAGTCAGAATCCGAACAATTACAACCCGTTATGATGTAAATGATATATCCGCGGATCTGATAAAAGACGAGCGATATAAAAAAATAATTGTACCGGCCGAAGTAGATACTAACGGCAAAGCAATGCTTGGTGGCATCCCGGTTTTTAAATCAAGGGCAAAACTTGACGATATGCGTCTCGACTTCGGAGATGCAGATTATTGTTCTCAGATGTTACAAGACCCCACGGTCAGCAAAGAGCGCGGACTTGATATAGCATGGATCAATTACTATGACGAACTTCCGAAGGTAATGAATAAGTATATGTTCTGTGACCCTGCCGGAAGTAAAGACAAGACCTCAGACAGTACAGTAATTACAGTAATCGGCTGCACACCGCAGAGACATTTCTATCTGGTCGATATGATCCGGGATAAAATGGACGTATACGAACGATACCAGGCACTTAAAGAGATGTATCTCAAACACGATCCCTATGACATTTACTATGAAAAACAGGCTTTAAACTCAGACCTTGAAGTATTCGACAGGGAGATGGAGAGAGACCAGGTATTCTTTCTCGTAGATAAATTTCAGTCAAACGAAGCCGGAGCAAAGAAAAAACGAATCCGGTCTCTCGGTAGTCTATTCAGAAAGAAGGAGTTTTTCATACCGCGCGAAATGCACTACATAGACATAACAGATGTGGAACGTGAACTGATCGCAGAGTTTATAAACGAAGAATACACCAGATACCCGGCCAATAAATCACACGATGATATGCTCGACTGCATGGCAATGGTACAGAATGTCGATGTAGTTTTTCCCGAAGAGACAGACGAAGCACCGAAACAGACAGACGGCCGGACGCATCCGGCATTTACGCGACAGGAGAAGAAAACTTCATGGCAATCGTCATTTGTTTTCTAAGGAAATATGAAAGAAAAAGACCTGATAAAAACAATTAACGATGCCAGTGCCGAAGCTAAGAGTACATGGCAACCGCTATTCGACAACATTGAAGAAGAAAACGATTTCTATACAGGGAATCAGTGGGAACATGGCGACCTGAAAAGTGTCAGAGCTGCAGATGCAATCCCCGTAACTATTAATATAATTAAAAAACAGGTCGATTCACTGGTCGGCAAACGACTTGCAACCCTTACAGACCTTCGGGCATATCCCGTAGAGTTCAACGATGACATGATAAGCACTATCCTTACCCGTACATTAAAGTGGGTAACAGACCTGTGCAATGCTCAAAGCACCGTAACAGGTGGACACAAAGACCAGGTAATCGGTGGTCTTGGGTGGCTTCATACTTATATGGACTTCTCCGATGACTTTGTTTCCGGAGATATAAAGATATCACACGAATCATACCGGAACATATTACCAGATCCGCACTTCCGCAACCTTGACCTATCCGATGCAGATTATGTAATCCGGTATAAACTCATATCAAAATCAGCCCTTAAACTGCAATTCCCCGACAAGGCAGAGGAGATTGAAAACCTCAAAGGTGACGGCGACACTATATTCAAGTTCAACAAAGTAGAGGGCAGCAGAAACAGCAGAGTAGTAGTCAAGGAATACTGGTACAAACACACCACAAAAAAGACATATTTAGTCAATAAATACGACCCTTCAGACCGGGAAGAATGGGGAGGAGACAAGGACAGACTCAGAGTATTCCTTAATCTCAACCCCGATGTAATGTCGGTAGAGAGAGATGAAACCACAATCAGAGTGGCTACACTTGCAGACGGTAAACTTCTTTTACAGGATGTACAGAATCCATACAGCAATAAACCATACTTCCCTTTTATCCCTATAATCGGATATTACAACAGCTCAACAGAAGATTGGGAAGATAAGATATGCGGACACGTCAGGGCTTTAATTTTCCCTCAAATGGAAAAGAACGCCAGACGCTCTGCAATGCTCACAGTGACAATGAAGTTCCCTCGCATGGCTTGGATCATGGAAGAGGGCGCAGTCAAGGATATAGCCGATCTGAAGCGCCTGGGGGGATCTCAGGGAGTCATCACTAAAAGACCTGGAAGAGCCTTAAATTTACAGACACAGGCAGGGCTTCCAACATCAGAAGTACAGTTAGAACAGATGTTCAGCTCAGACTTAAATCAGGTGGGACTTGTACCGGAAGTAATAGGCGCACCGTCAGACCTTACTTCAGCAAAAGCAATGAGTTTAGTGCAGGCAACCGGCTTAATTCCAGTGGCAGAACTGAACGAACACCTGAATTTTGCACTCAGATTACTTGGACAGCAGATCATAGATCTTGCATTACAGCACTTCGATGACAGAAAATTTCAGCTCATAGTCGGGGACGGTATTCAGATAGATCCTGCAATGATAGAAAAAGCTAAAAAGTCAACCCGTTATGACATCAAAATAGACGAAACCACCCACTCCGTAACTTCACAAATGGCAGCCTATGAGTCAATCATGCAGGGCGTTCAGCATGGCATACAGACACCGTACACCACTTTGGTAGAGACTAACCCATACATGCCGGCAGATGTCAAACAGAAGGCAATAGAGCAGTATCAACAGCAGATGCAGCAGCAACAGGCAATGGCACAACAGCAGCAACAGCACGAGATGGGAATGCAGCAGCAGAAACAGCAGGGCGATATGGCAATGCAGCAGAGACAGCTTGAAGCACAGGCACAGCAACAGCAGGGGGGAATGTAAATGGCACGACCGACAAAAGCACTTGCAAAGACCATGGCAGATATTCCGGAAGGATGGCAGGACACCCTTATCGAGAACGGAAAATTGGGACGTTCAATCCCGGGACTATATACAAAGATTGGCGTAACAAAACGCATACATGACAGGTTCATGGAAACCGAAGAAGAGTATCAGGATTACTTCTCATATGCTTGTGATCTCTCTCTGTCATATTGGGCTGATGATATGGGTGAGAAATTGGCAACAGACAGAAATCTTAACAGCTCAATATACGCATTACAAATGAGAAACAGATTTAAATGGACACAGCAGGACTCAAAACCAACTCCGGAAAAACCGGAAAAAGAAGAACCGGCAGATGACTTAATTACTAAACATAAGAAGCCAAAACCGGAAGAGAAACAGCTAACAACAAACTAAGTAAAGGGTGAAATTATATGTCGGACGATTATCAATCAGAAACGGTAGAAGAAGTACAGCCGACTACGGGCTATGATGAAGTAACATCTTCAGATGATGAAGGAATTGAACAAAGCATAGATCAGGAAGAAGTACAGAGCGACATACCGGACGCTCCGCAGGGGAAATTTGTACCTCTTGAAGTAGTAGAATCTATGAGAGAACAGGCAAGAGATTTAAGGCAGCAGAACGAACAGCTCCTACAGTTAATGTTGTCAAATCAGAGACAACAGCAACAGCCGGAACAGCAGCAGGAAGAGCAGTTCCCATTCGCTGATGACGAGTTTCTTACAGGCGCACAACTCAAAGCAATATTAGCACAGCAGAACGAACAGCTTCAGGCACATACTCAGCAACAGCAGGAAGAGCAGAAGCAGGCTTATATTGCAGAGCAGAAGCAGATATTTACAAAGCAGTACCCTGACTATAACGATGTGCTTAAAACAGCACAGGACGCAGCTCAGAGTAACCCTGCAATTGCAGAGATTATAATGAACTCAAAGAATCCTGTGGAAATGGCATATCAGTACGGGAAACTTCTCAGGGGTGAATCTCTCGGCGAGGTTAAAACCGTCAAAGAGAAAGTATCTCAGGAGAAAAAGATTCAGGCAAATCTCAACCAGCCGAAAACACTCAGCAATGTAAAAGGCACAGTAACAAAAGCAGATGATGATTTCGATTCTCTGTATAAAAAAATTAAAGGATATTAACAGGTAGAAAATATGGCAGATAATATTGTAACAATCGCGGATATGAAAAATCCGAATGAATTTTTCAACAAGGTACTTCTGAAAAGAATTAAGTACGACTCTGTATTTGAACAGTTTGCACTCAAAGGCAAAGTAGAAGGTATGGAATATGTTTCATGGTTCAGGGTAAATAGAGCCGTTCCCGGTTCACCTGCACAGCTTGGAGACACTAACCCTTCACCCCTTCAGATCACAACTGACAAAATCACCGGTCAGGTCGGGTGGTATGGAGCATATGCAAAAATCGGACGTAAAGCAAAAAAGATTGACCCTGTAAAAGCAACAACCGAATACACCGAAGTTGTGGGAGACCATGGACGTGAAACTCGCGAGATGATAATGAGAGACTCCATTATCTCCGGAGCAGCTTCAGTATACTATGGTGGAAATGTCGCCGGTGGTAGAGCTGATGTACTCGCCGCAATCAACAATGTAGACCTTAAAAGGATCTTCAGATCTCTTGAAAAGCAGGGTGCAGAGAAGATTACAGATATCGTTGTCGGACAGGACAGAGATAATACAAAACCGGTGGAAGCCTGTTATGTAATGATTGTTGATCCCGACCAGGCACTCGATGTAAGAGCACTCACAGGCTTTACAAAATGCGCTGATTACTCAGACCCATCCGTAAGATTCAAAAACGAAATCGGCGCATGTGACGGTTTCAGATTCATCTCTTCAAACTTTATGACAGGTCTGGTTCTGCCCGGAGCAGGTTCATCCACAACTACCGGTAAAATCACAACTGCGTCAAGCAAGTGCGACATTTACAGAGCCATTGCACTTGGTAAAGAAGCATTCGGTATAGCTGACCTTGAAAGCATGGAATCAATCCTGAAGTCAGAATCAGAGATTGGTGGAGCTCTGAATATGTTTTCAACAACCGGTTACATCATGGCTATGACCGCAAAGCCTCTTAATACAGCATGGTTCACAGTGTACGAAACAGCCGCAAGCGCATAATCTCACAGCGGAGATGTAACAGTCTCCGCTTAATAAAAATAAAAGGTTAAATACTATGGAAAAATATACTCATTCAGAAAAATACACAGTCCCTGCAACTGCAGTTGCAAAGTTTTTCAATTGCGGATTCAGACCAAAGTACATAAAAGTTTTCAATATTACAGGCAACGCAACGCTTGAACACATTGATACAATGGACGCGGCATCAGGTTACAAAATTCTCACAGGTATTGATGATACCGCCGACACAGTATCACTTCACGGTCAAATCACTTCTGACGGTATTACTATCTCCGATATGGGATTTACTCTCGGACTCGATACAGACATTAATGTCGCAGCGGAAGTTCTTCACATAGTAGCTCACAGGCTGTAATCAAACTCCTCCGGGAAACCGGAGGAATACTTAATAATAAGGGGAATAAAAACCATGGCACCAAAAGCACCAATAAACGATGAAAACAAAACAGCAGACGCACCGTTAGAAAAGAAAGAAAAACTGTATAGAGTTATAGGGAAAACACCAGGAGCTTCAAATAATAAAAGTTTTATTGTTTGTTTTGTCAATGGCACACGCTATGACATTAAAGAAAACGAACCGGTAGCATTGAACAAATCTGTATTGTCGTATCTTGAAAATGCAAGAGTAATAACTCACCTCGAAACCGGATCTGACGAAGAACTTGCAGTTGATATCGAAAAAGGGTTTCAGATCAATGTCAAAAAGAAATTTGAAATAATGGAAGCATAACATATGCTAATGTCAGAAATATACGATGCGGTCTGCAATCTGGTTTACGGGGACGTTATGGCTTCCCCTGTTCCGGTTGCGGAAGTTCCGTTTATCCAGATCCTTATAATGCAGAAACATCACGAAGTACAACAGAATTATAATTTCTGGTTTAATCGGGTAAGGACTACCCTTCCGATAGTAACCGGAACAGATACTTATGCTCTCCCTGCAAACTATAAAGAGATGATAAGCATTGATCCTGACAATGAATCATCTATTGGGGAATATGAGCTGATTGCAGACAATATTGTATTCAAAGACGAACCGACCGAAGATGTAACAGTACAGATGGACTTATGGCAATACCTCCCCTCCCCTGCCGCATGGGACGGAACATTCACAGATTATATTACTCAATACTGCCACATGGGAATCATCTATGCGGTAACTGCAATGATAATGCTGAAAAGAAGCGAAAACAGCGCAGGATCGGCATTTATGGAGTTATCAGACAATGCCCTTGAATCAGTATATGCGGAAGATTACGGACGCAGACAATCACCGGGAGCGACTTTCTAAATGGAATATTTAATAACTAAATACTGGTATCTAATAATCGCAGCCATAACATTAACCGTCTGGCTTATCAGACTTGAAGGTAAAGTGAAGCGACACGATGACAAGCTTACAAAGCACGATGAAGAGATAGAATCTGTCCAGAGCGACAATAAAGAAGAGATCCGCGATATAAACAGGAAGCTCGACAACATGACAACAGAGCTTACAAAAATATGTATCAGCTTTTCTGAACTATCGGGATATATCAAAGGGAAAGAGTGTAAAGAATGAATATAGAAATAGATCACACATTACCGGAAATATTCGGTATGCCCCCGAAAAGGACTCTTGATTCGGTAGATGAAGTAGTAATTCATCATACAGACGGAGGGGGTACATGGAACGGATTAAAGCGGTGGTTCATCGGTAAAGACTGCCCTAACCATGCGCTTTATAAAAAGTTCATAGCACTCACCCATTACTACATAGACCGGTCAGGGAGGATCACAGAAGCATATCCCCTGGACACATGGCTATATCACTCCTGTTCAGGAAAGAGAGATAAGACAACTATCGGGATAGAACTTATTCATAAGACCGGAGACTTCACAGAAGAACAATACGCAGCACTGTTCTACCTGATAAATGAGTATATCCCTTCGGTATGCAAAAACATTAAAGTCATATCGTCACACGATTACAGATATAAACTTTATTCAAAGAAAACAAAAGACTGCCCTTCCGACTGGTTTGATTGGGCGAGACTCAAAGCGGAAAACAAACTTGAATTCGAGGTACACCACACATGAAAAGCGAACTGGAAGAAGTAAATGAAATTCTGGGAAATAAAAAGAAGTACAGAAGGGCCCTGCTTGTCATTGTACTCATTTTATCAGTAATAGTTTATGGTCTCTATTCGGGAGAGATAAGCAAAATAGTGTCCGGTATATTCGGACACTCAACAGAGGAATCCGCAAAATGATAAAACTATTAAAAATAATCGCAATTCCAGTTTTAATAGTATTCATAACCGTTGCAATTACAGTATTCTGTATCGGGTGTAAGAGTCTTGAAGTATATGACAAAGACAAAGTATCTGAGTGCAACGACTTTTATACTATACTCGATGCAAACCTGAAATCAGATAACAAAGATTTTGCATTTGCAGCAACAGTATATCAGGAGTGCATGAAAGCACGGCAGCAGATAAGACAGAATACAAAAGACAATCACTGCAAAGAACTTATATACGGAACAGATGGACTTGATAAGAAAAACTATGAAAAGTATTCTCAATATTTGGAATGTTCAAAATGAATATAATAATTCCGAAACTTCCAGAGCTTAAAAACGGACAGATAGACCCTGCCGAACTGCAAAGCTTCCTTTTTGCATTACAGCAGATCATAGATAAAATAGCGAAGGCAATACCATGAGCGAAATAATAGATAAAACCTTACCATTGGACACAGATCTTGCAGGAAACGGTTCTTTAAAAATAAGAGAAACCAGAGCTGCACTGCTGAAAGGATTGGGAACAATGCAATACACCCGAAATACTCCCTTCAAAGTAACCAGTCCAAGTGTAAGACATACAATAAACACACCTTCCGTGCTGATAGCTCTTGTCAATGGAGTTCAATATATCGCAGACGGATCATCAGAAATAGATCTTGACGTTGCTGCAAGTTGGGACAATAGCGCATACGCAGTCGCAGCAGCACGGGCAGGAAAAGATTTCTACATGTACATCTGTGAACCGGTTTCCGGAAGCATCCCTGTATATGTACTATCGGCAAACAGCACATACCCTATCGGATATACTGCATTAAACAGTAGAAAGGTCGGAGGGTTTCATTGCCTCTGTGCGGCAGTAGGGACAGCCTGCTATGCTTTTAACAATTCAAGATCAGATCTGTCAGTACTGGATGATGTATATGTTACACACGATTTCGCATTAACAGACACAAGCCGTCACTGGCTTAAAAATTATATTGTTGGAGATATACTACCCTTCAGTATATGGGATCTCCAAAGAAGACCCCTCACTTCATCGGAAGGTAAAGTTTTTGATGCAAACTCAAATCTGTGGATTGACATATACCTTCCATCTTTAAGTGGAGGATTGCTTAAAAGTATTTATAACGCAGTGCCCACATCGGGAGGATTGCCAAATACAGCCCCAAATCTGTTTCATCAATACAAATACGCACAGCAGTTCAGACAACAGCGTCAACTATTGCTAAAACAACACGAATTTGTCAGTATGAGTTTAGGATCTCCACAGGGAGAAAACATAACAGGTTCAGCCATGCCCGCCGGAGCAGGCGGTCATATAGCGGTAAGCGGACAAAGAATAATCAGCAACATTGGGGTGGAAGATGCAACAGGTGTATTCTGGCAGTGGGGAGATGGACAGGGAATAACCGGATCAGCGGCAGCATGGGAAAACTCTTATGATGCCAATGATTTAAACGTAGCAGGACAACATTATTTACAACCGAATCCTCCTCTCTTCGGGGGTGCTTGGGATAGCGGTGTGGTTTGCGGTTCGCGCGCCGCTTATTGGAATAATGCGGCTTTGGGTTTGTATGCGGATGTTTCGGGTCGGGGTGGTTCGCCGGTTTCGAGCCATAATTAAGTAGGAATTTAGATTTCTTTTAAATATAGATTCAGGATAAGTATTACTCCTATCTTCAGAGGTAATTGGAATAACAGTGTGATTTGCAGTTCACGCACCACTAATTGGAATAATGCGGCTTTGAATTTGAATGCGAATGTTTCAGGTCGAGGTAGTTCACCAGTTTCGATACGTAGAAGCCTAACTCTATGGCTGAATGCTTGTCCTTGTAGTGATAGACCGTTCGCTGCAAAATACACAACAGAGGGGCTATCTGGTTAGTAAAGCTATTGAAAGTCAGATAGCCCATTATCAAAATAAATTTAAAAATACAGGAATTACTAGAGGTAATCTAAATGATAAATTTTCCTAAGCATTTTAACACCAGACACGATGTAGAAGTTTGTCTGGATCTATATCCGGAAAAAACAAAGTCTTTTTTGAGCGTCCTTTTAGATGAAGTCAACAAATGGATTATCGATAGAAAACTTGAAGATAATGAATCTGGAATCGAAGACAGCACTCACAAAGTACAGAGCATTGAGGAAGATGGGATTATCAAAGAGAGATATCAGCTGATATACAAAGAAGATCCGAATTGTGAATTGTTCAGACTTGGATTCACACAGGACGAAGCAAAGGCAATGGTAGCATAATGTATTATGCCGATATACCGTCCCTTGATAATATAATACGGGATCTCTCCGCGCGGAGTATAGGCGACACCATACTTCAGCAGGGCGAGAATATCGTATTTAAAGACGGGGTAATTCAGCAGCGGTCTGGAATTGTAAAATTCGAATCATCATCAATCCCGTTCACTGAAAGAGTTACCGGAATATCTTTATATAACAAACTCAGAACACTTGAAAGAATACTGGTTATTTTCACCGAAAAGGATATTTATTATTACGACAAACCATCAGGAAGATTTCTTTATATAACACGGGTATATAACACCGGAAAAGCAGCAACATCAGGAACGGGATACAGAAATGTTGCAATAACCGGCGGTACACTGATCAACGCTGTATGGACTGAAAAGTCACTGTATGAAATATCATTC